CATTTTGTTGTAGTTTTTGACTATCTGTAGACTGATTCATCATTGCTTTCATCTTATCTAGATTGATTCTTTCATTACTTTCTTGTCGTTTTCTATCATTTTCTTGAGCTTGAAGATCTAATTCTCTAGATTTAAGTTTAGCAATAGGATCATTATCAAATTGTGATGTAATTTTCTTTTCTTCATTTAAAAATTCTTCCATCATCTCAGCAATTAACACTGCTTTTCTAGATTCAATTTTTTCTGTTAGCATTCTAACTTGAATTTGCATTTGTGGATTTTGTGCTGCTTGTGGATTTTGCTGCATCTGTTGTAATTGACCCATCTCTTGTCTAAATTCTATTTCAACTTGTTCTTGTGACATTAAAGAAATGTGTTCAAAACAATTTTTCTCTAGAGATGCCATAATCACAGGTGCATTTCTTGCCATATTAGTTGCCATAAAATTTAAATGTGCCGTTATATGTGCTCTATGATCTTGTCCTGGAAACGCTTGGAATGGTTTCCCTGCAAGAGCATCAATGTGTTCTAACGCAGGGTCCTTTGGTGTGGGTTGATCTGGTTTCATTAAAATTCTATCAATATCTTTTACACCTAGTGCTGAATACATTGTTCTGTAAACTTCATACATATTATGAATTTGTGGATTTGCCATTGCAAGTTGCAATTCAGTTTGTGCTAAACCAATTCTTTGTGTTTGTGAAAATATATTTGGATCTGCAACGGGAATGATATCTACTTTATCATCAAAGTCTGCTTGTTTAATTTGTCTTTGACCCCCTACAACCTCATAAGGATATTCTGGTGGTAAATATAATTTAAATACATTTGCGAGTAATTTAAATTCTTGTTTCATCGCTGCATATATTCTTTTATGAATTGCAGACATTACACGTGAACCTCTTTCTAGCAAGGCCACGGTCGTACCCACTGCTGCTTGCTGATTCCCATCCCCTACTTGCATGTCCGCTATCGAAGCAAAGCGCTGACCTGCTTGAACTACGACCCCCATTAATGCTAATAAAGTTTGTGAAGGCTCCTTATAAGGCAGAGTCATAAATGCATCTCTTAAATTTCCACCTGGTGCATCCACATCTCTCCATTCACCTGGTTGAATTGATTGTGCATCATCTCTAATTCTAATTCCTCTTTGTTTAAATCCTGCTGGTAAATTAGACAAGGTGCCAGCATCTAATAACTGTCTTAATGCTGATGTTGCAGTTCTTGATAAACCACCAATCATTTGAATTAAACCAAAACCATAAAATCCAAATCCTGGTAAAAATTTAAAGTGTACAAAATAATTAACTTTTTTCTTTAATAAATCATTTTGTAAATAATTACGTCTAATAGATAAAACTTCTCTTGATCCTTCTTCAATTGTTACAATGTAGGGAAGTTTAATTCCTGTGGGCTCACCAGTCTGTGGATTAATATCTTCAAATCCTTCCAGATCTAAATTAACATGACATTCTAATAAAGTAAAAATATCTTCATTATAACTACCTTTTGTAAGTCCTTCTAATTGTCTCTCTTTGTCTTTAACATCATTAGTTTCTGTTACCCCATCATCTGATGGTAATAATTCTATGTCTCTATAAAAACCTGCAACCTGTTGTTTTCTTAATTCATTTGCAGAAATTTTAATTACATGAATAACTGCTTCTGCATCATCCAAAGATGTTGCTGAATAAGGAACAACTAAATCTTCTGCTGAAACAAATTTTGATACTGCTCTTCCTAATGTTTCATCATAATAAACTTTTTTAAATGTTGAACCCGATAATGGTAAATAAAATAACATTTGATCAAACTCTGGTTCATACTCTTGCATAACATCCATAACTTGATAATTCATAAATTCTGCAACTCGATCTGCTTGAGCTTGAATTTCTGGTAAGTCTAATCCAATAACTTGAGTTCGTACGGGCCCGCCCGCAGGAAGTAATTCTTTATATGCTAATGCTTGGAACTGAGTTACAGCTTCTGCTAATACTGGATGAGTTGCACCACTTGCTCCTTGAAATGGTTCTGTTCTTTGTTCATATTTAAATCCTAATAAATCTAAACCTTGAGTATATGCCTGTTCCCAGTCTCTTCTTGAATTTTTATAATCTTCAAAATTTTGATATAATTCTGTGCCTAATAAATTTAAATCATTTTCATCTATAACTTCTGCTAAGTTAGAATCAAATTGTGTTGCACCTAATGCAGTTTTTTTTGGATCAAAATCTACGTCTACACTACCATCTTCGTTTTCTATAACTTCAGTTGGTCCCGCAGGAGTTGCCTCTACAGATTGTGCAATCTGTTCTACTTCTAATTCTCCAGGTGTTAATTGATCAGCTACGTTTGGTAGCGACTTGTCTATTTCTGCCATTTATTGTTTTCTCCGATTTTATTGTTCTAACAGTATTATAACTAATATTCAAGCCCTGTGGGTTAGGGCCTCGTAATGGTGGTATTGTTCTTGTTAGTTTTTTAATCATCTAACAATCCTTCATCTTTTAATCTATCTATTTCCGTTAGTGCTCTTCCCTCAGCATCATCAACTTCTGCTGCTCCTTTTGTATATCTAGGATTTTTTGCTTTTGTTGCATATTGTTCAACTTTACCTGATCCACCTAAAACTTCATCTATGTCCGTAACATATACTTGTTCAAAATCAGGAGCGCTATCATAATAAGATCCTGGTTCTGGTCTAGCATCTGCTACAGCAAATTGTCCTTCTTTAGTTTTCGTACCTGGAGATACATATTGTATTTCTACCGATTGCCCATAATTATTTTTGAAATAAACATTCATTTCTTGTCCTCCATATTCTACAGCTTTTACATCGGGTAAATTTTTATCAATATATTCATATCCAATAATTTCATCTGTATCTTTTATCTGATAATGTTGTGGCACACCTTTTTGTTTAAGTTCATTTACATAATTTTCTGTAAACCCTGTATACCTATCATAAATTCTATCAGTGCCTTTTTCTTTTAATTTTAAATATTGTTCTTTTGTAAGTGGAATTTCTTCTGTTGCATAAATGGGTTTGGTATCTCCTTCTTTTCTAAGTCTGTTTACAAGAGATGGAAACCATTCTGGAAATTTAGTTTCAGTTGCACCAAATGGTTTTACAATGTTTACAAAAGGAGCTTTTTTAGGAATAATTTTAGTTTTTTTCGCTGCTTGAAATAAATCTGGAATAAATTTTGATGCAATTCCAACTGCTCCTACAATACCTGCACCTTTTATAAATTTTCTTTTTGATGGATCAGAAGGTCCGCCTTCTGCAAGATCTATTTGATATCTTTTTCTTAAATATTCTTCAACAGGCATGGGTGAATAAGATTTAGGAGGTGCTACATCTTTTGGTTCAAAGACAGGCATGGTTTGTAATATATAATCTTCTAGTGTATCAAAATTTGGTTTCTTTGCCTCTATGTTTCCTGCTAGTTCTTCTTCAGAATAAGATTTATATTTACTTAATGGATCTTCTGGTCCTAATTTACCTTTTTGTTTTGGTCCTCTTTCTATTACTTTACCATTAGCTATTTGAGATGCATATTTTCCATATATTGAAGTTGTTGGTTTTTCAGTTAAAGTTGGAATTTGTATTTCATCAGATCCTTCTGCAAAACCAATTCTTCCACCTTTTGCAGCGCTTGCTCTAGATTCTGCTTCTTGCATTCTTTGAAAATCTTGTTCTGTTGGTGTGTAAGTAGATTCTTTTATACGTTTTTCTTTTTCTTCTGGAGACAATGCTTGAAATGTTTTGTACTGATCGTAAAAATCTTTTCCAACGCCTGCCGCAGATAAACCAAGACCAACTGGAGTTGCAAATCTTCCAATTTTTCCAAGTTGTAATATTTTATTAGCTATTGGACTTGTAACCACATCTTTTGCAAGTTCAGGAAGTAAAAAATATAATCCTTTTTCACCTTGACCAACAAATGCATCTAGTGCTTTTTTTGCTGTAAGGTTTCCTTCATCCGCTGCTTGTTTAAGTTCCTTTCCTAC